TGGATACGCAGGTACTCCTGCTGAGATACATCATATTAGGGGGGTAGGGTTAGGACTGGGGGTCAGGAATTCTCATTCTAACGCTATCCCCCTTTGTCCTGAGCATCATAGGGGTAATACTGGGTATCACGGTTTGGGTCGTAAGGCATTTGAACGACGGTATTCCGTGACTGAATCTGAACTGCAAGACTTAGTTATGGAGTTGCTAAATGAAAAAGATGTCTAAGGCTCAAAAGAAGGTCGGTAAGGTTATGGGTGAGTTCAAAGAAGGCACTCTCCATAGCGGCAAGGGTGGGAAAGTAGTCACTAACCCCAAACAGGCCGTAGCTATTGCCCTAAGTGAAGCTGGTATGGCTAAGAAGGGCAAGAAGAAATGAAGCCCGGACTCTATGCCAACATTCACGCTAAACGTAAGCGCATTGAGGCTGGCAGCAAAGAGAAGATGCGGAAGCCGGGATCAGAAGGTGCGCCTACTGCTAAGGCTTTCAAACAAGCTGCTAAGACTGCTAAGGGGAAGAAAAAATGATGAAGAACGGAAAGAAGATGTCCGACAAGGAATTGCTAAAGCAGTATCTTGAGGACGAGAAAGAGAAGAAAAAGAACGGTGTGAATGAGATAGAGATTGAAATCAAAATCCCTCTTATGGGCAAAAAGAAGGGTAAAAATGGCAAAGACTGAGGCTTGGCAGCGTTCTGAGGGTAAGAACAAGAAGGGCGGTCTTAACGAAAAAGGTCGCAAGTCTTACGAAGCTGCTAATCCCGGTTCTGACCTAAAGGCTCCAGTCAAAGCTGGTGACAATCCCCGGAGAGCGAGTTTTTTAGCACGCATGGGGAATATGCCGGGGGCAGAGCGTAAGCCTAACGGTGAGCCTACTCGGTTACTTCTGAGCCTAAAAGCATGGGGAGCTAGTTCTAAGGCTGATGCCAAAGCCAAGGCTAAAGCCATTTCAGCGCGAAATAAAAAGTGAGCCATCAGAGCCAGCTAGACTTTGTAGCGATGGTTAAGCGTCGCTTTCCTCAATTCTTTTCCGATAAGAAAGTCCTAGAGGTAGGCAGTCTGGACATTAACGGTTCAGTCCGTCAGTTCTTTGATAACTGTGAGTATCTAGGCGTTGATTTAGGCGAGGGCAAGGGAGTTGACCTTGTTGCCAAGGGAGAGGAGCTAGACTTTCCTGACAAGAGTTTCAACGTCGCAATATCCTGTGAGTGTTTCGAGCATAATCCTGAATGGGTCAAGACGTTCGAGAACATGGCTAGGATTGCTTCAGTGATCGTTATTATGACCTGTGCTACGACTGGCAGGGCAGAGCATGGAACGAGGCGTACAAGCCCACAGGATGCGCCATTTTGCGGTGATTACTACAGGAACCTAACGGAACAGGATTTCCTAGAGAACTGCGACATGGACAGGTTCCTACATTACGAGTTCAGCAGTAACTCTAATCCAGCAGACCTATATTTTTGGGGCTTATGCAAGCCATAGTCATATGTCATGTAAGCAATCCGGGTATCTCGGTATTGCTAGAGAGCATCAAGGTATATGCACCTACCATCCCGGTTTACATTTATAGTGTTGACGTTGCCAGAGGAGAGAGATTCAAGCGAATCCTTCCCAATGTTATCGTCAGACCCAATACTTGTCGAAATTTTGGAGACTCATATAATGAAGCCATCAGCGACGTTTTTGGAAGGATCGCAGTCGATTCATTGATTGTGGCTAACGATGACGTAGTGCTGAATCCTCAAACTATTGAGTTATTGGGCGAGGACAGGCTGATTTTGCGGGAAAATGCTCATAAAGTAGGATTTTTGGGAGCAAGAAGCGACTATGTATTGCCAGACCAGAACATTAGGTTCCCGGTACATGACGATAGGCGGCAAGGATTGTATTGGGCTAGCGAGGGGCAGATTAAGGAAACGGCTGTCATAGCACCAATATTTGCGACGATAACGAGAGAGGCTTGGAAGGTAGCCAAGTTTCCTAGCACGAATTGGTATTCAGATAATATAATCTGCCATGACCTGCAAGAAGCGGGATTTAGGCATTTCGTAAGCAGGGCGTATGTTCACCATGCTGGATCACAGACAGTAGGGATGGACTACAAGAAATGCCATGAGGAGCCTAGAGAGTGGATCAAGGCTCACAGACCGGATATGTACGGGGTAATTTATGGCTGAGTTTCGAAAGCTACCGACACAAGCAGAACTCCAGAATATGCTCTTTATGGAGCAGATGCGGGTTAAGAATCCTCAGCAGATTGCTCAGGAGGCATTGGCTAGCGGTACGACAGTAAGTCCTATTCCAGAAAACGTATTCCAGAAGATTGCTGGTGGTGCGAGAACGTCTGGACAGTTTGTAAACCGTATTGGTACGGCTGCTGACATAGCGAAACTGTTTCCGGGTTACAAGCCTCAGACTAAGGTCACGATTCCAACAGGATATAACTTTGCTCCGAAGCAAGCTCCTACGGGTGAGATTATTCCCGGCGGGTTGCAGACTCAAGATGCAAATTTAGGTCAGGTGCTAGGTGCGATTAAACCTGCTGATGTTTTAGGTCTGACAGGGTTTGAAAAAGCGTATACAGATGTTGGTTTAGGGAAGGCTCCACAGCCATTAGACGTACTCGACGTAGCAGCGGTAGGGTATTTGCCAGCTAAGGCTGCAATGACTGGTGCGAGGGTTGGGAAAGCTGTTTTAAGCGGGGTAAGGACTGGCATGAATAGTGCCTTGCCTTCATTCGGAAAAGGATTAAAAGATGCCAAAAACTACCAAATCTCAGAAGAAGGCGGTTTCTACAACGTCACTCCCCGCCAGCTTGCAGAAAGCGGAGATGCTTTTAAGCAAGTACAGGGAATCGGGTTATACCCCGGAACTGCCGCTACCACCAGAGGAAAAGGACAAGCTATATATGGCTTTGATGAACAAGAGGCGAACCGGCAAGTTCTTGCTCGACTAAGCAATCCGCAACAAAATCCGTTACTAAACGTAGCAAACAGTTACACGCAAAGCATTTTAGGTAAGCCGTATGATCTAAATTTGAAGATGCCAGAAGGCAGTTTGGCAAAACAAAGTGGCATTGGTAGATCGTATGAGATTATGGTTGATGCGTCGAAGCAACAAAAAGACGCTGTATTCAATGCTTATGCCAATGACCCGGAATTTGCACAAATCATTCAGCAATTCAAGATTAAAAATTACGATGATTTGGTTGCAAAGTCATACCAACAATTAGAAAAAGAAACAGTAGACCAATTTAGGAAATTGCCTTTCCGTTTGCAATTCCACAGAGGTGAAGGGAATTATCTTGATTCTCCTGAAGCTGTGCGAGATATGCTTCTGCATGGCAACCTAACAGTTTACAAAGGTGGAGACCGACACGAATTTCTGCACAATATCGATAAGGAAACTGGCTTAAACAGTAATGAGATGTTCCGGGCTGTGCATGATGCGTTCGGTCATGGTATTCGAGGGAATAGCTTTGGCGCGTTAGGGGAAGAAGTGGCGTGGGGTTCTCATGCTCAAATGTATTCACCTTTAGCAAGAATTGCGATGACTAGCGAAACCCGTGGTCAGAATAGTTTTGTCAATTACACGCCAATCAATGCTCGTTTAACCGAAGCAATGGAACAATTAAGAGAAATTCAATGGAACAAAAAGCGTGAGGGGGATATTGGTGCGGTAAATGAAATTGGTCAGCTTTTGAGAGAAATGGGGAACGACACAAAATATGCAAAACAGGCTTCACTTGTTCTGCCGCCTGAGTTTACAAGGCTGGATTTTGCAGGTGGGATGCCGGAATACTTACAAACAACTCAAAAAGTACCGCTAGAAACTGCGCCAGAGGCATTAACTCATTTTAGTAAACAAGCAGGTTTGCTTGGGCTTGATCCAACAAAATACGGAACAGGGATCAAAGGTGAAGAAGCTAGAAGACTGGCGCAAACAAGAAACCCTGTGATTGGAAGAAGTTATTTTTATCGAGGGGAGCCGGGATCAGTAACGCCAGAACCCGGACTAGGAACTAATATATATACAGCAACATTGCCAAATTTATATGATATTACTGCTGATCCATTAAGTTTAGGGCGGTTGGCTAATATCCGTAATGTGACAAGTTATTCTGCAAAATATGGACAGGGTAGACGAGATGAGCCGCAGATGTTGACAGACTTAGAGCGTTTAACGAAAGAATATGGGTATGGTGGTTTACTTGATCCGTCAAAGGCTATCGTATGGAACCCAACAGCGGTTAGACAGGTAAAGTAATGCCGAACACTATTGGAGCTATCGAAACTAGCTTATATTGGCAAAAAGTTGTATTAAAGCAAACTCATAGCAAAGAGCAAAAAGAGAGAGCGCAAAGAGCGATTGAGCGTTTAGAATTAGAACTTGAGCAACTACAGCAAGACACCGAAAGGTATTGCAATTATGGAAACAGAAGAAAATAAAATAGCCGAAGAAAAAGAAAATGGATTCGGCAAGGGTAGACCTAAAGGAGCAGTAAACAAGTCTACTAAGGTCGTAAGAGAGGCTATTGCAGAGCTATTAAGCCGTAATAGTCAGTACATGGACAGATGGCTACAGAGGGTCGCAGAGGGCGATGAAGTCTTAGGCATGAAGCCTGATCCTTACAAGGCATTGGACATTATGCTGAAGATGAGTGAGTACCATATCCCTAAGCTAGCTAGGACAGAAGTAACGGGCAAGGATGGGGAAGCTCAAGAGATGGTTATCAAGTGGGGAGGAAAGAAATGAGTTACAAGCCGACTAACTGCCCTATGTGCAGCGCATTTCTGGTCAGTAATAAGTGCCTTAACTGCGGGTATCAGAAGTATGCAGTTCGATGATTTAGAGCAGTTCAAAGACTGGTGGCTAGTCAACAGACCACTAAACACGCCAGACATAAGATCATTAACGTATGTGGCAGAAACGCATGGCGTAGTTTTATACAGGCAGGGCTGTTACCAAGTTGAGATGTTTTTAGTTAAGCCAAATTCAGAAATAGAGCCGCACATACATCCAAATGTAGACTCATTTGAGGTGTACATAGGTGGCGATATTGATTTTATGTGTAATGGTCAATGGTTTGGGCAGAACATGATTGGTGATTCAATCAGGGTTTATCCGAATAGTTGGCATGGTGGGAAGTTTGGTGATAGAGGTGGTTGTTTTATTTCTGTCCAGAAATGGCTAAATGGAGTTGAGCCAAAGTTTGTAGGTGATGACTGGGTAGACCAGAAGAACACAGGTTCCTATAAAGAAAACAGGCAAACGTAAAGTGACTGAGATTGTCATAGATTATGAACCGAGGGTTCAGCAGCTAGAGATACATGATGCCATTGAGCAGCATCGTTTTACTGTGGTGGTTGCCCATCGTCGTATGGGAAAGACTGTTAGCGCAATCAATCACCTTATCAAGTCCGCTATCGAGTGCGACAAGCCAGACCCACGATTTGCCTACATTGCGCCTACCTACGGACAAGCCAAGCGAGTAGCGTGGGATTACCTTCAGAAGTACACCAGACCACTAGGAGCTACCTACAATGTCTCTGAGCTTCGTGCTGATTTCTTTGGGCGTAGGGTTAGTCTTTACGGGTCTGACAATCCTGACAGCTTGCGTGGTCAGTATTTCGATGGCGTGGTTATCGACGAAGTTGGCGATCAGAATCCGAGAATATGGAACGAGATCGTCAGACCTGCTCTTGCCGATAGGCTTGGGTGGGCTTGCTTCATTGGTACTCCTAAAGGCAATAACCATTTCGCTGAACTAGCGGACAGAGCCAAGTCTGAGCAAGGCTGGAAGTTCCTAGAGTTCAAGGCTAGCCAGACGGGAGTCCTGCCCGACTCAGAACTTAAAGCTGCCTATCGAGAGATGGGTGAGGACAGGTATAACCAAGAGTTCGAGTGTTCCTTTAACGCAGCGGTTGAGGGGTCTTACTATGGCAAGCTCATTAACGATCTTGAGAGCAATGGTCGTGTTAGCGACTTTCCTACTGACGGTCTGTGCCGTAGCTTCGTTGCTTGGGATTTGGGGATGGGTGATTCAACTGCGATATGGGTTGCTCAGTTGGCAGGGAAGGAAGTCCGACTTATCGACTGCGTAGAGAATCATGGCGTAGGATTGGACTGGTATGTCGGTTGGTTGAAGGATAACGACTATGGGAAGTTTGACCAAATCCTGCCCCATGACGTACAGGTTAGAGAACTCGGAACAGGCAAGAGCCGTAAGGAAGTGCTGGAGGAAGCTGGACTTAGCATCACAGTCGCTCCGAGACTTAGC